CGATTTTTGACTTTTTTTGTTCTGGTTACGTTCTTTTTGTGCGTTTCCTGTTCAAAAATACAAGAAAATTGCGATTCCTTTAGTTATGAGAGCGAATCAGCGCTAAAAATGTTGAAAGACGAAAAAATTTACGCTCATTTTCGTTGTGTTTTTTAGAAAAAAGGTAAAAATCAATGAAACATTGCAATAATTGTGGGCATAAAGAACATTGTGGACAAACTTGTACACAAAATTACAAAGATGGCGACGGAAAAGACATTTTAGTGTTATGTTGTAATTCTTGTAGATGTGAAAAATGTAAAAGTGAGTAAAAAATGGCAAAAATGAGAATATTTAAGTTTTGGAATGAAGCAGGTGAAGAAAAAGAAAAAGAAGCAATGAGCTTGAAAAAAGCAACAATGTCTGTACAAGGCGATTTTAAAGAATCACAGATAGCAGTTGAATATATTAGTAAAAAAGGCAAACAAATGTGCCATTATATTAATATACCAATTGGCAGAAAAATTAGAGAAGCTGCAATATTAGAGAAAAAAAGATTAGCACTTAAAGCAGCTAGAGAAGCAAAAGAAAAAAGTAGATATGCCAGCAATCGTTAGAAAAGGTGATACTTTATCAACTGGTCATATCTGTACTAGTACAACTACACTTGATACGCCTGGTCAAAGTACCGTCTTTGCAAATAACATATTAGTTGCAAGAGTAGGCGACCCAACGGTATCACACCCTAATCCACCAGCGCCACCTTGCCCTAATCACGTAGCATTTATCAATGCAGGCTCGCCAAACGTTTATGTTGTTGGTATTAAAGTAGGTAGAATTGGTGATAGTGCAGACGCAGGTCAAATGACAAGTGGGTCACCAAATGTTTTTGCAAACGGCTAGTAAAAGTATATAAATATTAGCGTTATGGCACAATACGACTCGGCATTTAAAAGTAATTCTAAAAGAAATATTAGAAAGTTTAGCGACATAGACTTAAACTTTGAAAGAAATCTGGTTACTAGTGATGTCGTTGCAGTAGAAGATGTAATTGCTATAAAAAGAGCAGTAAAAAATCTAGTGCAGACTAATTTTTATGAGAGACCATTTCAACCAGTATTAGGTTGTGGTGTAAGAGAGTTATTATTTGAAAACTTTACACCAATGACTAAAGTATTCTTACAAAATAAGATATCTGAAGTCTTAAAAAATTATGAACCTAGAATTGATTTGACAAGTGTAAATGTTGATGATGACCAAGATAATAATAGATTAATAGTAGATATAAATTTTTATGTTGTTGGTGTACCAGGACCACAAACGGTCAGCACGTTTTTACAAAGGTTAAGATAATATGGCAAAGTTAACGGTATCAGATTTAGATTTTATTAATATAAAACAAAACTTAAAATCATTTTTACAAAGTCAAACACAATTTCAAGATTATGATTTTGAAGGTTCAGGTCTTTCAATCTTATTAGATATACTTTCTTACAACACTCACTATATGGCCTACTTGGCCAATATGTCAACAAACGAATTATACCTAGATAGTGCCGATATTAGAAATAATATTGTATCACTAGCAAAAATGTTGGGTTATACACCTAACTCACCAAGAGCACCTAGAGCTTCTATTAATATTGTTGTTAATGACGGAACAGGAACGTCTATAACAATGGCAAAAGGTACAACTTTTGATTCTAAAGTAAATGATGTATCTTATCAATATGTAACCAACGAAGATATTACAACAACACCTATTGATGGTATATTTACTTTTTCAAACGTAACCATTTATGAAGGTACTTTAGTTAAATTTAAATATACGGTTGATGAAACAGATGTTGACCAAAAATTTGTTATACCAAATGCAAACGCTGATACTTCAACTTTAAAAGTATCTGTACAAAATTCTGCTAACGATACAACATTGTCAGCATACACTTTATCAAGTGGTTATACTGGCGTTGACGCTAGTTCAAAAGTTTATTTTATTCAAGAACAAAGAGACGGTAAATTTGAAGTTTATTTTGGTGATGGTGTTACCGGTAAAAAATTAGAAAATGGTAATGTTGTAATTTTAGAATATGTGGTTACAAACAAAACAGATTCAAATGGCGCAAATGTTTTTGGTTTACAAGGTAGTGTTGGTGGTTTTACAGACGTAACCATTACAACTAATTCTAGTTCTCAAGGTGGTTCAGAAGCTGAAGATAATGAATCAGTTAAATTCAATGCGCCTTTAAATTTTGCAGCTCAAGATAGAGCGGTAACAACAACAGATTATGAAACACTTGTAAAAAATATTTACCCTAACGCATTATCAGTAAGTGCTTGGGGTGGTGAAGATGATGAAACACCAAGATATGGTATTGTTAAGATAGCAATTAAACCAGGTTCTGGTTCTACATTAACTGACCAAACAAAATTAGATATAGTAAATGGATTGAAACCATTTAATGTTGCCTCTGTTAAACCAGAAATTGTTGACCCGGAAACAACTTCAGTTTTATTAACTACAAATGCTAAGTATGACGCTAAAGCAACAACAAAATCAAAAGATACTTTAAAGGCAGATATAATATCTACAATAACAAATTATAATACTGGCACACTTCAAAAATTTGATAGTGTCTTTAGACATTCAAAATTAACAGGTCTTATTGATGATACAGACAATAGTATTTTATCAAATGTTACCACATTAAAAGTTAGAAAAAGTTTTGCTCCTTCATTAGCAACATCAGCTGCTTACAATGTTTACTTTAGAAATGCATTATATAATCCTCATTCAGGACATAACTCAGCTGCTGGTGGTATTTTAACTTCAACAGGTTTTAAGGTAACTGGTTCAAACGAAGAAATGTTTTTAGATGATGATGGTCAAGGAAACGTAAGAAGATATTATCTAGTAAGTGGTGTTAAAACTTATGCAAACAACACGCAAGGTACAATTGATTATAATACAGGTCAGGTAACTTTAAATTCACTTAACATTGCTTCAATATCTAATATTAGAGGTGCGGCTTCAACGGTTGTTGAAATCACCGTGGTGCCTGCTTCAAATGATGTTGTACCAGTAAGAGACCAGATTGTAGAAATAGATGTAGCAAATTCTTTAATTAGTGTAGAAGAGGATAGTTTTGTTGGTGGTTCTGCTGAGGCAGGTGTAGGTTACACAACATCATCAAGTTATTAATGATTAATGGCAAAGTTTAATGAAAAATTATCAACGATACTTAACGGTCAAATTCCAGAGTTTGTCGTTTCAGACCACCCAAAGTTTGCCGAGTTTCTTAAAGTCTATTATCAATTATTAGAGTCAGCAGAATTAAAAGTCAAAGACGTTCAAAATACCGTTGGTGTTTTAATTGAAACTGAAACAGGTCAAGAAAATAATCTAGTTTATAACTCTACAAAAATTGGTAGTGCAAAAACACCAATTGATGAAGGCGATAAAATATTATTAGAAGAAACAACTTATGGTAAATTTACCGTAGGTGAAATAGTAAAAGGTTTAACTTCAGGTGCAACGGCAAATGTTTTGACTGAAGATTTAAATAATGGCAGATTAATAATATCTGCTAATGATAAATTTATTACAAATGAAATAGTTGAAGGACAAGACTCAAAAGCTTCAGCTACAATTGTTAATTACAGACCACAGCCAGTTCAAAACATATCTGACCTTGTAAACTTTAGAGACCCCGATAAAGCAATTGAATCATTTTTAAATAATTTTAGAAATGAATTTTTAGCAACTTTACCTGAAGTATTAGATAATGAAGTTGACAAAAGAAATTTAATTAAAAATGTTAAATCATTATATAAAGCAAAAGGTACGGCTGCAGGTCACGAATTATTTTTTAGATTATTATTTAATGAAACTTCAGAAACAATTTATCCTAGAGAACAATTACTAAAAACTTCAAGTGGTCAATATGACTCTTTAAAAATTTTAAGAATTATTGAAAGAGTTGGTAATACAGAGGGTTTAATTGGTAGAACAATTACAGGTAAAGATTCAAGGGCAACTGCTATTATTGAAAACTTATCTCGTTTTCAAATTGGTACTGAAACGGTTACAGAATTAATATTAAATCAGGAAAGTGTAAATGGTACTTTTCAAGTTGGCGAAGAAGTATCAGGAACAACAAGTGATATTGATGATTACTTTATCAAGGCAGATATTACAGGAATACCAGGTACTAAAACACTTACAAATACTGGTGCGTTATATAAAATAGATGACTTGGTAAAAGTTACCGGTGGTGGAACAGGTGCGTTATTTCAAATATCAGATATTGGAACAGGTAGTGTAGATGAATTAATTTTAGATGACGCAGGTTCTAATTATGCAATTGGTGATGTAATTAATTTTAATAATACAGGAACATTAGGTGCAAACGCAGCCGGTTTTATTAGAGTTGTTAATGGCGGTATTGCTAATGAAGATAGTTCAGGTGATAGAATTGTTTTAGAAGAATTTACGCAAGAAGGTGATAGATATGCTGGTGATGTTATTGTTCAAGAAACACAAACAGGTACAGGTGATATTACAGATTTATTTTTATCAAATGGTGGTAACGGATACAAAACAACTCCTGTTTTAACAATAACTAGTTCAAGTGGTAATGGTGGTAAAATTAGAGCGTTCGGTAATGGCATAGGAAAAGTTAATGGTTTAAAAACCGTTGAACACGGAAAAAGATACGAAACTTCGCCGGCACCAACATTAAGTTTCTTTCAAAACTTTTTAGTAGTAGATATTACAGGTGCATTTGTAGCAGGTGATACTTTTACAACTTCAGGCTCTGCTTCAGGAAATATTGATAGTTTAGATACAGATAGAAACATATTAAAATTAAAAGATGTTGTCGGTACTATTAATATAAATGATACAATTACATCACAAACAGGTGGTACTGCTAAAGTTAAAAAATTTAATATTGCTAGTGCAACGGTTGATGTTGTGCCTATTACAGACACAGATGGTGAATTTATTAATGAAGATGGTAAACTTTCTGAAAGTACAATGAGAGTACAAGATAGTTTATACTATCAAGATTTTTCTTATGTAATTAAAGTTGGTCAATCTATTAATGCTTGGCGAGACTCATTTAAAAAAACTATGCATACGGCTGGTTTTTATTTTACAGGTCAAGTTAACATTGCAACTCAATTAAATGCTAGAACACAATCGCCAGTAATTGGTTCTGTATCAGGTGTTTCTGATAGTCCATTTATGAGATTAATCAATACACTATTCTCTACAATATTTGGTAGAAGATTAGGAACAGCAGATGATGGCACAACATTAAGAACAGACCCATTATCAAGTGGTGCAATTGACCAAGACCCACAAACTCACGACCATTTTAGTTCAGGCACTAGAGAGTTAACTTTAAGAAGAGCGCCTTTAGAAATTGATTATTTAAGTAGAGTTAGAAGAGTAATACCAGGACCAGGTAATGTCAATCATAATGTAAAACAAGGTCACGCATACGCAGGTCCAAGATATAGATTTTTAGATAAGAATATTCAAACAATATTTACAGGTGCAGGTTTCAATGTACAGACATTTAACGATATTAAAATTATAGGAACAAGAACAGGATTAGACGGTCAACCAGCAGTTTTTATTGCAACATCTAACGAATTTGGTAGAGACTTAAAAACAAACTTTACGATACCAGCTTCTATAGCAACCAATAAAAATGACTTCTCAAACACAATTACTAACTTCAGCGCTACAACTGCTACGTTTGACGACACAACGCCTTAAAAATGATTATAAATAGTAGAGAGATTTAAGATATGCCAAAAAGTTTACTAAATTTAGGAAGTTCACCAAATGATGGTACAGGTTCAAACCTACGAACCGGTGGTACTATTATCAATAATAACTTCAATGAAATATATACAAACCTAGGTGATGGTTCTAATTTAAAACCATACATTGATTTTGCAGATGACTCATCTACAACATTAAGAGCTAATATAGGTAATCCTATAACTATTGAAGGTGGTCTAGGTATTGATACAGCGGTTACTTCAGGTAAATTTCAAATAAAAGTAAATGCTTCAGTATTGACAGCAAATGCTTCGGCAACTCTAACAAATAAAACTATTAGTTTAACTAATAACACACTTTCAGGAACATTAACAGAATTTAGTTCAGCATTAAGTGGTACAGACTTTTTATCAACTGACCAATCACAAACGATAACTAATAAGACAATTAACTCTTCTCTAAACTCAATATCAAACATTGCTAACTCCTCACTAGTTAACTCTGGTATTACAATTAGAGATAATACATCAACAACAGATGTTGTAAATTTAGGAGAGACATTATCTATTTTAGGTACTGGTTCTGTATCATCAACGGTAACTGGAAATACGGTAACCTTAAACGTATCAAACTTAACAAACTCTGACTTATCAGGTACGGCAGGTATTACAAATGCAAACTTAGCTAATTCAAGTATTACGATTGGTAATACTTCAGTATCTTTAGGTGGGACAATTAGTTCAGCAGGTAACTTAAACCTAACAGGTACATCATCAATATCTGGTTCAGGTAATATTGATACGACTGGACAAGGTTCAAAAGTAAGATTTAACTTTGCAAACGAACCTAGTTTCCCTAGCAACTCAACTTATTCAGGTTCTTTAGCAGTAGATGAAACAAATGAAATACTTAAATTTGCTACACCTGGTGCTTGGGTAGAAGTATTATCAGAAAACTCATTATTAGAAAAAATTTCAAACGTATTCCAAACTGGTGTTGCCAATGGTAACGTATTAAAATGGAATTCATCAACTGCTCGTTGGGAAGCAGGAGCAGAAACAGCTGGCGCAATAACGGTACAAGAAGAAGGTTCTTCTCTATCAACAGGCGCAACTACTTTAAACTTTGTAGGTTCTGCTGTGACCGCTACAGGAACAGGCACAACAAAAACTATTACAATAACTGGTGGTTCAAGTGCATTAAACGATATTACAGATGTTACCGTTTCATCACCTGTTGCTGGTGATACTTTAGTTTACAACGGCTCTGGTTGGGTACAAGCACAAACTCCAGTAGCACAATTATTGGTTACAGCAAATGGTTCAAGTGCTTACAGATTTACAGGTGCAGGTTTCCCTTCAACTTCAGGCGATAATCCTGATTTACACTTAAAAAAAGGTCAAACTTATTACTTTATTAATAATTCTGGTGGTTCACACCCATTCAGAATACAATCAACAACCGGTACAGGTGGTACAGCGTATAATACAGGAGTTACCAACAATAACGCCGCTTCTGGTGCAATAATATTTCACGTATCTATGGACACACCAGCGACTTTATATTATCAATGTACAAACCACGGAGCAATGCAAGGAACAATTAATATAACATAGTGAAAAGTATTATAAATATTGATTAAGGAAAAAGAAATATGCCAGCAATTATAACAAACAAGTTTAGAATACACAATTCCGAACAATTTTCAGAGTCTTTCTCTGAAGCTTCAGGTAATGTATATTACCTAGGTATCGGAAGGTCAATACCTTTCTCAACTGCTACTAGAGGTGATAGTAGAACAGACAATCAAGGTACAGATGTTTTACCAATAACACCAGCCGACAATGCAAACGCAGAGTCATTTACTTATGATGACTTATTAGCAGTAAAAAGAGTAACCAGTTCAGATGTTGCTTTCGTAGCACCAAGAAGAAACTGGATAACTGGCACAACATACGATATTTACAGACACGACTATGGCGAAAGAATTACTGGCACAACAACTCAACAATCAGCTAATAGTGGTGTATTTAATTTATTTGACGCAAACTTTTATGTAATAAACTCAGCAAGAAACGTTTACAAATGTTTAGATAATAATAACAACTCTGCCTCAACGGTAGAACCAACTGGTACAGACACAATTGTATTATCAACTGCTGATGGTTACAAATGGAAATTTATGTACACGTTATCTGCTTCTGAACAATCAAACTTTTTATCAACTGACTTTATGGCAGTTTCTACAAATAGTTCAGTATCTTCAAATGCTGTAGATGGCGCAATTGATGTAGTAAAAATTAAAACTGCTGGTTCAGGTGGTACAGATGGTACTCACACTAATATTGATATCAAAGGTGATGGTACTGGAGGAAAAGTTTCGGTAACGGTAACTTCAGGTGCGATTACAGCGGTAACGGTTACAACAGCAGGAACAGGTTATACTTTTGGAACAATTAGTAATGCTCAGATAGTAGCTGCAGGTGCTACTAACCTTGTTGGTGCAGAATTAGATGTGATTATTCCACCAAAAGGCGGACACGGTAAAAATGCAGTACAAGAATTAGGTGCTTTCTTTGTAATGACAAATACAAGTTTAGAAGGAACAGAATCAGCAAACTCTGG